CATCGTCATTATTGACGACGGGAACATTCTTTTGGACGAATGAATCCCCTTGAGTGAGTAGGAATTCCGCTGTCGCCGCAGGGTGAGAAACGAGATGTGGAGAAATGCGCTCGGAAGAGAGGATATCCATCACCAAGGACTTCTCGACCTTGTAGGTTCGTAGCCTAAGGGCTATTTTCCTCTGGGTCGGGATGGGAATCCTTGGTAAGAAGCGGCGTGGACACGGGTGGTCTTTATCGACTTCCGCCGCTATCCTCTTAAGCGTCCGAGTGATATGATTATCGGGGTTCAGTTTCACGGTGCCGGCCCCCTCCCTTTTGTCGTAGTTGGGATCTAATGAGAGTTTTGTTAACATTAAGGCTAGAGCCCTCCCCCCTACTTCATACGCAGGTATGAAGTCGTGGTTGTCCTTATTTACCTTAGGAAGTCGATACACAGGTACTTCTTGAAGTACCTTTTCGGCTAACTCGCGGGCGTTAGCGCTCGCTTGGTTGTGCCTTGTAGACATCCTTCGGTAACCAAAGGCTCGGGAGACTCTAGCCCGGAACTTCGGCCCTTCCTCTTTGGAGTAAAGGGTATCGAGAACTCTCTTAGTGATAATTGCTACATGGTTTGGAATAACTTCTTTTGGAGTGAAGTTAGTAGCAATGAAACCCCAACCCCCACATTCGCGGGGCCAAAACAAAGGGAGGCCACTGGCCTTTAGCCTAGTGAATACTTTCGGGTGAACTGTGCGTAGGATACGTAGCAGCATCTTCTGCCTCCAGCACGGCAGGTTCTGATGAACACTGTCGTTCCACACGGTGTGGATTTTTGAGATCACTGGTGCGGTATCTAGCTCCCTGTTGTCTCCGCTGGGATTATTCCCACTGTAGACAGCCTGTCCTCGGGTAATGGAGGAGAGATATATTCGATTGATTTGAATAATCTCTGTTATCCCCCTTACCCTTGGGAGTACTTGAAGCGGCCTTGCTTCTGCAAGTGTTTGCCTCAAGACTGCAGCTAGAGAAGCACCTGGTCTCACTAAGCCAGTAGGCAAGGAGAAACGGATCATCCCCGGTTTCACCGCTTCCATCTTCAGTGCCCCAGTTTCGGTTTTACTAGTAGGACAGAGGCTTCCTCCCTCCGAACGTTGAACTGTACTGGGTAACACTGCTGATGGTCGTGCTGAAACCGGTCGTATCTGTGCTGCGCTCTTATCGCGCACGGTTGACCCCGACACTAAGAACCTAAGCCCCTTCGAAGGATAATACTGTTGGGAGAAGGGATCTAACTTCTTATCCGTCATCGGAGGTTTTATCATTACGTGGAGCTCTGGGTGTGCTGAGCTCACGATGACCTCGTTACCATCACTACACCTTAACCTACGGTAGACCCTAAAATACGACTCGCAGAAGACTCCTCCAAATAAGGAGATAAGGGACTTTTTGCGGTTGATACCGAGTGCCATACTGGTCATACGGAACTGATAATGATTTATCTGCTCCTCGGTCCAGATGGCCAATAGGTCATCACCGCAAATTGCCGCCCCTCTCGTGTTCTTTCTCGTAGTGGTGCATAAATCTTTGACTTCGTCACAGACAAATGCATTTACTAACGAGAGGATTGGCCAAGAGAGGGGCAGTCCCATCATTATCCCCCTTTGTGAGATAATGTCTTCTAGATCCGGGTATTTGATGAGGAAGTTGTTCGTGGCATCGAATGCCACCAGCTTCGTGAGGGAGGATTTACACTCCGAGGCCTCAAGGACAGCCCCGATAACAGTATTCGAGACTTCTCGAATAAACATATCGGTAGCGACGGAGAGGTCAGCGGAGTAGACATAAGCCCCCTCATCAAAGTGCTCTTGTCTCTTATTGAAGTTCTCTATGAACTTCCTGAAACCTCCAAGAGCACTTCTACCCGAGAGAGAGTCGTTCATTACAGGGTCACGTCGTAATAGGTTAATTAGGTAGTGATTAATCGATGACGCTAAGAAGTTGAGTGAACCGGAGGACTTGGTAACTACCCGGGCTTTATGCCCAAATTCACTTACCACCAAGGCCTCCGCCTTGAAGAAGCAGTCGAGGAGCTTGGGGTACCTCCTGAGGCAGTGGGCACGGGGATGGTCTTGGAAGGCAGCGTCAGTGAACGAGTCGGGGGATTCTCCCCACTCGAGCCACAACTCTTTTCTGAGTTTTCTCATTTTGAGTTTTTGGCTCATGTAGTCCTGAGCTGCTGCGTCCACCCATTCCCCACCCAATGTCCTCTCCCCC